CTTTCTTATCCCGGCCTTGGCGGGTAAACTTCATAGGGGGGCAGGAGATGGCAATGGCAGATGCTAGGCAGTCCTTGATGTCGTCGTGAGGAGGTCTCCTCAAAACAAGTTCCTCTTCAAGTAACTGACAGTTTCCACCACGATAGTGCAACAGAGAAAGATTATAATAACGAGGCTCCAGGATAGATGCCACACGCTCTTCCTTAGTACCCTCACTCCTGCTTGGGCGGTACTCTTCGATACGTATGGACATGCCGTTTGGTTTAATGTAGCTCTCCTTAAGCTCCCGTACAATCGCCTGTTGGGCTACCGATACCTCAGCACGAATCTTGCTGTACTCCCATTTCACGTACGCATCCATAATAGCCTTATAGTAGTCTGAAATACGATCGGTCTTGAGCGTTATAATATCGAGTACATAGATGTTATTGGTAGAGTCTACTCCAATAACGACTAGGGCTGTCCAGTCAGCTTTCTTACTACGACTGAAAGCAAAGTCGATAGAAGCGAACACGTTCAGGATGTTTCCGTTGTACGTCCATCTCCCGTTACGCTTATCGAGCATGGACCGATCGTAGTACTGGAAGGTCGAAGGATTAATGGCCGGGTTATCTCGGTCCTCCGGGCGATTATAGTACTGGGCGTAGAACTGAGTCTTGTCCATGTACTTGGCCCGCTTCTGGGCTAGAATGTTCTGGTCGAACCCAAACCACTTACCATCGTACCGTCTCTGGCGTGGCCACAGGAACTCACCCGTACCGTCTCCTCTGCTCTCTACGGGGCGCTCCATGATCTCGTACACCTGGGCGACTCTTACAACCTCACCAGTATCGTCGTAGACTTCGTGCTCCATCTTCATCATATCTTCGTACAGGTCCTTGGGATGGTACCTAGTACCTACTGCCCACTCCTTAGCCTCGGCCGATTCAATAGAGGCCAACAAAGAATACGTATCCCGTACCTTGCCCCTGCCCTCTTCGGTGTAGGCGTTCTCTCGAACTACCAGGTCGTCCAGGATAACAATATCAAAGTGCATGCCTGTGATAGTTGTTCCGAGACCTGCTGTAAAAACCGTCGGATCTCGTATACCGTTCTCTCTACGTGAGGGGTGATCCAACGCGATTTCACGTACGTTCCAAAGCTCACGCTTACCTTCCTCTATATTGATGTGATCGGGCCAATATCGGCGGTAGATTTCCGAAGTAATGAACTGCTTAATAAGACTAAGCTGCTTCTCAGCCAGGGTGGTCGTAGCCGAGATGTACAGGATAGTCTTAGTCGGATCTTTCGTAAGCTCCCACGCCGCCCTATAGGCGATCAACCTGGACTTGGAGTGGTCTCGCGGGAGTAGTACTAGTTGATGGGTCTTAGCGTCCTCTCTCGTCCACCACGAGCACACTTCCTCGTGAATAGAGCCTAGCACTTGGTACGGGGCGATAAGTTTGATAAACGTAACAAGGTCAGCTTCCGCAGCCTCACGAATCTCGGATAACTTATCAACGTGTACCATTTATTTCCGTGACCCACTGGTGGCAGGTGTTGGCGTACTGGGCTGCCGAGTCTGCGTCTCGGGCGAAGTTAAGAAGAAACTCCGAAGCCTCGTCTGAAAGTCGGCCTTCGGCGGAGCTGTCATCAGCATGGCCGGTGGATTGGGAGGTTCCGGGCACGGTGCTACGACAGGTAGACTTTGCGAATGGGTCGCGCAAGCCGCTAAGCTCACGAGCAAGAGTACGATTAGTGGCCATCTCTTCATCGAGACGTTTGGAAGACTCAAGTGCTTTGGCTTCGAGGTTAGAGGCGATAGCATTGTGCGTCCTTTCTATTTCGGAGGTTCTAGTAGTGGCAGCTAGAAGAGTTTTAGACGCCGCTATATTCTGCTCGGCGACGATAGCACTCCACTTGTTATCCTTGTAGTCTGCTGTGACTCTCCACGTCCCCAGAGAGCTGACAACTACGCACAGCACTAAGATGATTGCACTGGTGCTTAGACTCCAAGGCACAGCCTGCGCTCCTTCTCTCGTCTGTTGACTAGTCCTTGTACCTTACGCCCCTTTACGTACACCCACCGCGACATTTCGTTACACGCACCCTCGTAATCTTCTTTATTGAGTTTTTCTACTAGGGTACTATTGCAGAATGCTTTCGGTCCTATGTTGTACGCGAACGACACAAAGGCATCGTACTCATTCTGGGAGAGTGGGACTTTCACACACTCTTTAAGGGCGCCCTCGAACTTCTGTACGTCTCTTAGAGCTTTAGACACAGCCTCTACTGGTTCTATAGTATCTCCTGGTCTAACACCAGACGTAGTTCCAAATCCTATAGTTGGCACGTCTCCTGGCACAGGAGTATATGCTTTATCAGAGTAACCCTCATGGAGCAATATAGCCACGAAGGTAGAGGCGGACAACACTAGGCCGGCAACGCTAGTCCTACGTCGATCAATCATTCTTTGATCCTGTTCTACCCCACATTTTCGGCTGGGCCACCACGCGAGCTATCGCAGCAGACGTTGCAGCGACTACGGACAGCCCGGAAAACACTCCCCTAGGAAACACATCGGTAAACAGAGGAAGTATTACCTCGATTCCGGACAGGAGCCCAGCAAGAATAACTAGACGCAGGCTCCAAGCATGCTTCAGAATAGTAGTCCAGTGGTCTAGTAAGTGCATTATTACAGCGTATCCGCCAGGCGAAACAGGTCATCCAACTGCGCCGATGACAGATCGTCCACGTACAGCTTGATGTCACTGCCCAGCGCCATTGCTTCGGCCATTGAGGTTACGATTTTCATGGCTTATCCCCACAGTTCCATTACGTATGACAGGATGCGCAGATTGCTGATCCGCGAACTGGTACCGCCAGATACCCAAGCGCCAGGATCGACTGGCATATCCACTACAATGGTCGTGGAATCCTGGACATCAACAATAATGAATGTCCCGTTATAGCCTGTCGGTGTAATCCCGGCCACAGTTACCTTGTCGCCAATGGCGTAGCCGTGCGCGGCGCTGGTGAAATACCCGGCCTGTCCGGCGATCCAACTTGCCCCCGTGATTGTGATGGCAGTCTCATTGGCCGACTGCCCATTGATTTGGGTAGTCCAATCCGCAGAGAAATCGACGGTGTTGTTTTGCGAGTTGCCTGCGTTTGGGTAAGTGGAAATTAGGCCACGCACTGATTTGTGCGGCCCTGCCCCGTCATTTGCAGCAAGCAGCCGTCCCATGATGCGAGTGTTGAGGTCCGTTCCGCTGCTGCCGATATTGATCTGGGATGTCTCGTTATTGCCAACGCGCCAGATTGCGATGCGATTGGAGCTGCTGATCCCGCTGTGATCCACCCAGATTTCGTTTGAGATGCTCATGCCTGCGCGGACTAGGCCGCCAGGGAATGTGCCAATGGTTTCAACCAGCCCAAGCGACGTATCCTGCCGGGTGACAGGATTGTTGTGCCGCTGCGCCAACACCTGCCGCCCCCCATAGGGGCGCCAGAGGCCGCCCCGGGACTGCACGACGATGTTGTTCACGTCCGACAACTGCCACACCTGGCCCGGCACGCTTGTAGCTACCGGCAATTGTGCGTAGGTAGTTACTGCGGGACCACTCGTAGTTGTACCACTTAGTCCGAATCTATTACCCCATACTTCGAGTGTCACTGATTAACCCCCCGTCGAGATGAAGAGGGTCCACGTCTTATCGGCATCAAACCCCGTGCTTACGGCCTGAATCTGGTCGTAGTATCCCTGGAATACTGCTGGGTTTGGACTCACTAGATTAACAACCCCGAGTTCTTGGAATACTGTTGACCCGAACGGACGGGCTTTTACTGATAGAGTTCCGGCAGTAGCCGTAGCAGGATTCCCGTCGGCGGTCGTCGTTACTTGGGCGTGAACGTGGTAGTTCCAGTGTGGCGCTCGACTCGCCGTAGGCTCTACGACGGTAGACACCGCGCCACCTGCCTGGGTCGAAGTTAGTTTAGAAAAGGCTGCTGTACTCGGCATAATTCTTGATTCCTATTTAACGGCTCGGATTCGTTTGAGGTCGTCTTGCACATTCTTGGCGATGCCGGCTTCCTTACGAATCTCGGCTTCCTTATCTTCCTTGGAGATACGACCCCTCTTGGCTACCTTCCACCCGCACTCTGCGAGGAACTTCATGGCAGGTAGGTTCTTAGTGTCAGAGATAGCGGCTACTTCTATGATGTTACGAACACCGATAGAGCGAAGTTTAAGTTCCAATTCCTCTCGCCATTTCTCAACGTAAGGATTCAGGGTAGCATTCTTAGCCAATCGTACCCAGTGGTCCCACGAGCCGAATACTTCCATAGCGAACTTGTATTCTGTAGGATCTGCAATCTCAAGATAGATCAACTGAAGGGAACGAAGCTTACGGCCCTTGTGTACGTGATCGTACTCCTTGAGAGTAAAGATCGGCTCTCCGTGAGAGTCGTCGTAGAG